GACACTGGCGATGAGGGTGGCTGGTATCGGTCCTGGCGATGAGGTGATCACCACTGCCATGACTTGCACAGCCACCAATCTTCCAGTATTATCTCTTGGTGCATCTCTAGTGTTCGCTGATGTAGATCCGATCACTGGCAACATAAACACCGAGAGCATCGAGAAGCTAATCACCAAAAAAACAAAAGCCATTCTATTCGTGGACTGGGGAGGAATGCCAGCCGACCTCGATCAGATCGTGAGCATTGCGAGAGCTCATGATCTCAAAGTGATCGAGGATGCTGCTCATGCCTTCGGAGCTGAATACAAAGGCAAGAAGGTCGGAGCGATCTCTGACTTCACCTGCTTCAGCCTGCAGGCTATCAAGCACATCACTACTGGAGATGGTGGCATACTGACATGCAAAGATCCGAAGGATGCCGAGCGAGCAAAGGTACTCCGCTGGTTCGGCATTGATCGCAGCAAGAATGGCCTCGACTCCAGGATCGACCAGGACATTGAAGAGTGGGGATACAAATTCCATATGAATGATCTGAATGCCACTATCGGCATCACTCAGATGGACCATGTGGATTCGATCCTGCAGGCTCACCGAAACAATGCCAAGTATTATGATGAAAAGCTGGACAAGTATTTTGTTCGGCAGACCGAAGGTGATGATCGCAGATCTGCATGGTGGCTCTATACCCTGCTGCTTCCTGATATGAAGAGCCGAGATGCATTCAAGAAGTTTGCTACTGACAATGGTGTGATGGTGTCACAGGTCCACAGGCGGAATGATGAGTACTCAGTATTCAAGCCATTCGCTCGGAAGGGTCTTGACGGACTTGCATATTTTGCAGATAGAATGGTGTGCATCCCTGTACACTGGGGGCTCACACAAGAAGAGCTCGATCATGTTGCAGGGGTGTGCAATAAATTTGCTCAGAGGCAGGGGAAGAAGTCATGAGCAAGCATCACCAGATGAATGCCGACCAATTCCCTGAATCTCCAGAGGAGCTGAAGCGACTGAAGGGCCGAGCAAAGAAGTATCTGGAGTATGCACTCGACAAAGAGAAGGGCAAGCGGTCCAGCAAGATCCTGAGCCTGGCAATTATGATATCGATCGAGCGTGTCAAAGCTGTCGATGAATGGAAGAAGCATCATCGCACATACCCTCAGCCAATGACTCGCTGGATGCACTTCAAGAAGGCGGTGTGGCGATGATCATCGGACTTCCAGTAGTAGAGGGCCACGAGCTCACAAAGGTGGCCATCAATCATCTTGCAAGCAATGCAGTGCTCGGAGAGACTCGGCCAGTCATTATCGACAATGGCTCTCTTATAAGCTACGAGCAATTCATGAAGCAAGATCCTGAGTGTGGCTGCAGCAAGCTCGGAGATCACAAGGTCGGCCTGATCCGCAATGAAGAGAATATCGGCTACTACCAACCGCTCAAGCAGCTCTATGATGCATACCCTGATGAGGAGTATATCGGACTGATGCACAATGATCTGATGCTCTATGAGAAGGGGTGGGATCGCAGGATGCTCATGGCATTCGAGGATGATCCACAGCTCGGATTGATCGGGCTCTGTGGATCTCGTGAAGTCGATGAGCGTGGTGGTCGTGGTGGCCATACAGTCTGCAACTTTATGGGTCGAGAAGTACCAGTCGGAGATCAGATCTGGAAGGGTCAAGATCCGAGTGCTGGTCGCAGGATCGAAGGCATCGAGCCAGCGATCGTGCTTGATTCACTCTTCATGTTATTCAGAAGGGATGTCATACCTCACCTGGTCCGAGAGGATGAGAAGTGGGAAGATATCACACTGGCTCACTTCTATGATCGCATCTGGCCAATCAGAACTATCGAAGCTGGATACCATGTCATCACAATGGGTAGTGATAATGATCACATCGGTGGCATGACTACTACTGGCAATGAGCGATACCGCAATGACTGCATCAAATTCCTGGATGATCGTGGCATTGCATGGCGAGAAGATGACTCTGGCATCATTGCTGCAGAGCGGAGTGATCCTCGAAATGTACCTTGTGGCAATCCTGAGACACAGATGTATCTTGTAGCAGAAGATCGATACTTGCATGAATACCGAGATCAAAAGCGATGGCTGCCAGCAATAATCAGGGAGGGCTACAATGTCACACATCTTGCGTGAGATGGAGTCGGCTTCAGAAGCCTTCGAGATGATGGACATCCGCAATGAGGTCCGAGAATTCATGACTCACAATACCGCTGAGATCATGCCTGCAGAGCAAGCTGAATGGTATCGCAAGACATATCTGCCAGCTCGGGATCGTGGTGAGATCTTCGGCTACCTGGTCCGAGACAGCGAGAGCGACCAGGCGATCGGCTATGGCTTGATCAGCAAGCGTGATGGCAAGTGGTGGGTATCAGGCGGACTGAAGTCTGAAGCTCGTGGACAAGGTGCTGGCTACTTCTTATTCAGCGAGATGACTCAATTCATTCATGAGGATCTCCGATCAGAGGAAGCCTGGCTCGATGTATTAAATAGCAATGAAGCAGCACAGCATCTGTATCGGAAGATCGGATACACAGCAGTCATGAGCGATGAGCGACTGACTCTGATGGTCCATCGGCTTGAGCACAGCGAGGCTGAATGCGAAGCAATAAGGGAGAAGGTAGCAGCATGAGTATTCTCGGCCGATCAAAAGATATCCACAAGACACCAGACATGAGTCGGCAGGCTCTGCTCTGGATGCATCCCGAAGCGATGGTCCGCTTCATGACATCAAAGCGATGGGTGATCCAGGAAGGGCATCTGCCAGAGGATGCTCAATTCCACCATGTCTACTACGACAGCAGCCGACAGGTCTTCGCAATGGTCCTGACATCAAAAGACTTCAAGTCGCTGAAGCTCGGAGAGAAGATACCAGAACTGCCACCAGTATCATTCAGGTGGTGGAATCCGAAGGATGGAGTACCAGAAGAATGAAGCGTGATCTACCAGGATTCTATGAGGCTGAAGAGCGAAACAAACTGAGCCACTTCACTGTGCAGGGCTTCGATCTGAATGGGGTGATCCAGGCTGGAGCGAATGATGGCGAGGAGATCGAGAACTTCATCCGCATGGGTATTGATCACCTGATTGCCTTCGAGCCTCTGACATCGGCATTCGATCTTCTCAATGAGCGGTATGGTGACAAGGCTCACTGCTTCAAGCTCGGCCTACACGACACAAACAAAATGGCAGATCTGCAGGTGACTGCAGGCGATGGCAAGGGCTCATCGATATTCGATGGCGTGTGGGATCATCCCGAAGTGCAGAAGAACTGGAATCAAGGCCAGGCTGCAATCGTGGACCATGAAGAGATCGAGCTGGTCCGCTTCGACACATGGGCCAAGCAATATAATAATCAGCTCTATACCGATAGCCGAGGCAATAAGCGGATCGTCAATCTTGCTGAGTACGATACTCTGCAGCTCGACACACAGGGCAATGAGATGGAGATCCTGCTCGGCATGGGTAAATGGCTCAAGCAATTCAAGTACCTGTGCATCGAATTATCAGTCACGCCTGTCTACAAAGGCGAAACTCCAGGAGCTGAAGTGGCTGCCTGGCTCAAGTCGCAAGGCTTCACGCTGGACTCTCCGATCTATGAGCACAATGATTGCTTCTTCGTGAGGTCCGACATCAAGCCTACAAGTGATCAAACATATAGAGGGAGGTGCTAATTATGATGGAGATGAAAACAATCTGGAGGCATAGAGACAAGCAGGGTAGATATTCTAGTGTATGCCTGGCTGCTCCGCACAGGGGATTCCATAGGCCAGGAATATACCTGTGCTATAAAGGCAAGCAATGGCGTGTACTGCCATTATGGGGGAAGGGATACTAATATGAAGATCGGGATAGGATTCTCAGTACTCAATAACTTCAAGGGATTCGCTGAAGCGGTCCACTCGATCAAGTCACAGCATGAGACTCAGATCATAGTGGCCGACCAGTGGCGATTCAATAAGCCTCTGAGCCAAGCCTGGAATGACATGGCCATGCAAGCATTCGATGAGGGCTGTGATTATGCAGTGATCTGCAATGACGATATCTTATTCAGTCCTGACTGCATCGATGCGATGGTCCGAGTACACCAAGAGCTCAATGAGACCGAGAATGTTGTGATGGTTACACCAAACAATATAATGCTGGAGCTGGCAAATCCTGAAGACATCCTGAGCTACAAGCTGGCTGAAGGCACTCCTGCCACATGGAGCGAGCATCCAAACTTCTCATGCTTCCTGGTCGCTCGAGACTTCTTCGAGAAGGTCGGCTTCTTTGATGAGAATTTTATACCTGCATGGTTCGAAGACAATGACAGCCACTACCGATCCAGGCTGCTTGGGTACAAAGAGATCTGCACGAATCAAGCTCCGATGGTCCACTATGGCGGTGTGGCCACATCATTGATGGACAATCCGAATAGCCAGCACAGCCACGACTACTTCATGAAGAAGTGGGGCTCTGTCACTCGGCTTCTGGATGAGACATTCAAAACACCATACAACGATCCATCCCTCTCTCCGAATCAATGGCGGAGGGCCGATGGCACAATAGTAGATCCATTGAAGGAGGTGCAATCATGAGTGCAAAGGTGAACTATCGCAGACAGGATCTGATCAAGCTCTGCCAAGATGCAGTAGTGCCAATTAAAAAATGGGGAGACCGAGACTGCTCTGATGCTCATCGACAGCTCGGTGAGGCATGGGCTCTGCTCAAGGCTGGATGTCCATTCAAGATCCTCACAGACAAAGATCTGAAGACCGACCGCAATACCATATGGGTAGAGATCAGCTTCACTGACTTCAGTGGCTTCGAGGCAAACATTGATCACAACGCTTCGGAGACATTCTATATTCCGACTCGTGAGAGATTGAACAATAACAAAGGGAAGGACTGGTACTAATCAATGACAAAGCGAGCACTACTAACTGGAGCAGGTGGCTTCATCGGAGCACACACACTGGCTCACTTTATGCACAATACCGACTGGGAGCTGGTCCTGGTGGACAGCTTCAGGCACAAAGGGAAGACCGACCGCATCGCTGAGATGTTTGAGGCTCATGAAGACTGGCGAGCTCGATGCACTGTCATCACTCATGATCTAGTCGCTCCATTCTCGGAGCAGATGATTCATCGCATCGGACACATCGACTACATTATCAACATGGCCAGCGAGTCTCATGTGGACCGCTCGATCGATGATCCTGTGCCATTCGTGGAAAACAATGTCGCTCTGGTCCTGAACATGCTGGAGTATGCTCGCATCATCAAGCCTGAGATCTTCATCCAGGTATCGACTGATGAGGTGTATGGTGCAGCTCCGACACATGATCATCCTGAATGGTCTGTGATCCTGCCGAGCAATCCATATTCAGCATCAAAGGCTGCACAGGAAGCCATTGCTATCAGCTACTGGCGGACCTATGGTGTACCGCTGGTGATCACCAACACCATGAACAACTTCGGAGAGATGCAAGATCCTGAGAAGTTTGTGCCAATGCTCATGAAGGGAATCCAGAATGGTACAGAGGTCACCATTCATGGCACTGAAGAATTCATCGGATCTCGCTTCTACCTACACGCTCGCAACCATGCAGATGCCCTGCTCTTCCTGATCAATCGTGGCAAGCCTGCAGAGTATGTGGACAATAATGAGATCGTATTCCCTGATCGATACAATGTGGTAGGTGACACCGAGAAGAACAATCTTGAGCTGGCTCAGGAGATCGCTGAGCTCATCGGCAAGCCTCTCAAATACAAGCTGGTAGACTTCCACCACACACGACCAGGCCACGATCGAAGGTATGCCCTGGATGGTAGCAAGCTATTTGCACTGGGCTGGAAGCCACCTGTCGGCTTCAAGGAATCACTAGCAAAGACAGTCGAATGGACTCTGGAGAATAAGCAATGGATGCTATAGGTCAAGCTGCAATCGATGAGGCAGCAAAGCGAGCGATCGCTGATGGAGCTGAGAAGGTCAAGCTCCTGCTCTATGGTGACTACTGCTGTGCCACTGGCTTCGCTCAGGTACTCGGCAACATAGCCAGGGAGCTCCACGCCACAGGCAAATATGATATCGATGTGATCGCTATCAATTACTCGGGAGATCCAGTGGACCGAGAGAAGTGGCCAGGCAATGTCTATCCAGCTATGCCTGGTGGACTCATGAATGCTGGAGCATATGGCGATGTCTATGGCCGACAGCGACTCCTGGACCTGATGGGCTCTGGCAAATATGATGTGGTCTTCATGCTGCAGGATACCTTCGTGATTGAGCCGATCATGGAAGAGATCAAGAAGACTCAGGATGCTCTCGCAGGCAATGGCATGAAAACATTCAAGACAGTCTGGTACTACCCTGTCGATGCTCAGCTCAAGAAGCAGTGGGTGGACACAGTAGCAGGTGCTGACTTCCCTGTAGTCTATACCGAGTATGGCAAGCGAGAGACTCTCAAGCATATGCCTGAGCTCGAGGATCGCCTCCGAGTGATCTATCATGGCAATAACCCGAGCCACTTCTTCCCGATCCAAGACAAGGAAGATGTGAAGGCATTCCGCAAGCAGTACTTCAATGGCCAGGCAGATGACCGATTCTTGATCGTGAACATCAACCGCAATCAGCCACGCAAGGACATAGCCAGAAGCCTCATGATTCTCAAGGAGCTGTGGGATCGTGGCCGAAGACCATTGCTCTATCTGCACATGCAGTATGAAGATGCTGGTGGCAATATCTTCACGATAGCCAATCAGCTCGGCCTCGGCAAAGAGTACGAATTCTTCCTGCCAAGTCCGAAGATCTTCAATGCAAATCAGGGTATGCCACTCGAAGATGTGAATCGTATATACAATGCAGCGGACCTTGTGCTGTCCACTACTCTCGGTGAAGGGTGGGGATTGTCCATGACCGAAGCAATGGCCACAAAGACTCCTGTGGTCGCTCCAGACAATACGAGCTTCACCGAGATGGGAGCAATGAATCGAGTCAAGCTCATTCCAAGTGGTGCAGATCCGAGCATGTGGATCGTGAAGGAAGGTGACAATGAGCGTATCCGACCACTCATGGATGTGAAGGCAGCAGCAGATGCAATCGAAGCAATCATGGATGGCAAAGAGAAGCCGAATGTCGAGGCTGCATTCCAGTGGGTGAGCAATCTCAACTGGTCCAATATATGCAAGCAGTGGATCGCTGTGGTGGATGAGGCTGCAATGGCTGCAGCAAAAGAGAATTTTGAACTTGAGCAGAAGCGTGGTCCTGAAGGGCAATTCATGAATCGGGCTCAAAGACGGAAGCTCGAGCGACAGAAGGGGAAGAAGTAGAATGGCTGTCTATAGATACAAGCATGAGTGGTGTGGATTCGATCAGGATGTATTCCTGGATGGTGTCGAGAAGGAGACCATTGTCGTGCCATGCTACCGATGCGGTCGAGATGTATCTGCCAGAATTGTCCGAGATAAGAGTGCCATAATAGGCAGAGCTCCAGATGGCACTGTCGGAATCAAAAGGCGGAATGATGCAAAACAAACACCTCGAAGAAGTGGACAAAAATGATATGTTCCACACTATCACTCCGCTAGAAAAAGCAGTGGGATTCAATGTCGCTGAAGAGACTTATGATCTACTCACATTCAGGGAGCAGCTTATTGTGGACCTGCTCTGTGCAGGATATACGCATGCGGAGATCGGTGCTGTGTTTGATGTAAGCCAACCAAGTATATCCAGCTCGGTCCGAAGACTCCGCTTCAAGCTGGCCGATGGCAAGCTACAGATGATCCTGGAGGCAAGGCAAATGCTCAAAGAGGGAAGGCTCGGGAGTGCATTCTGATGGAAGGATTCACACGCTGGCTTGATCGATTGAATCAGAGGATGGCCCTGAGATCTGGCATCTATGTTTGCAAGCGGATCATTGCTATATCGGCTCACTTGCATCATATTGAAATTATGCAGATGCATGATATAGCTGTAGAGCTATTGCCAAAGCTCGAGGAGGAGCTCAATGAACTTCGGTAGATGTGCCTTCAAAGGCTGCAAGAAGTGGTCAGGTACATGCCTGAGTCATAATGGTGAGAAGCTGCTGCTCTGCAGAGAGCACTGGCAAAAGCTGTCGGATCTTCACACAGAGGACATAATTGATTCAGCCTTCCGAATGGTAGGCGAGTCGCAAAATAAGGAGGAGAGCAATGTACAAGTACACAGTGGAAGCATATGACCAATCTGATATGGGGAAGCTCAACATCATCCATGTCACTGTCTATGCTAGTGACGAGGCTGAGGCCATTGAGCGAGCCAAAGCAATCAAGGAGCGGACCAACTATTCCATTGTCGGCATTGAAGAGCTGACAGGCGATAGCAGGCCACAAATCAAGAAGGGGTAAGAGATGTCGAAGAAGCCACAGACAGCAACTGATGGCATCTCTAAGAATCCCGAGCATGCCATAAAATCACTCACAGTCTATACGGACTGGGAGGCTTTAAGGCGTGAATTCATTATTCAGGATCAGCACACAATGGTCGGCTCGTGGCTGCAGCAAGTCAAGGGCTGGAGTGTGAAGCGGATCAAGTCTGGCCACACTCGCAGAATGGTCAATGGGTGGGGCAAGCAGAGGGCAGCCATAGAGCACAAAAAAACTCAAGCTGCCATCGAGAAGGCTCTCGATATTGAGCGGAAGAATGTGCCGACATTGCGAGCAGCAAAGGCTCAGCTTATTGCGAACATCGTGAAGGATGTCGGCAGATGGGATCGCTTGAATATGATGGACAAGAAGCTCTGCTATGAGATCCTAAAGGTCGAACTCAGAGAGCCGACAAATGTCAAAGACTTGCCACCTGCTGATGCTCGTGATCCAGTGGAAGCTCTGCTGGAAGAGTATGGCTTGATGCAAGATGGGGAGATAATAATCGATGACGATCCAGCAACAGACCACCTCGCTCTCAGCTCAGCAGATAGTGCTGAAGCTACAGAGGCTGACAGCGAGACACCTGTGGAAGTACCACAAGACTAGATTCTACCGATACCAGTGGAGGATCTGGCGGATGGTGGTATTGCCACTGGTCCAGAATCTACTCGTGCTCACAGGCAAGCGAGTCACCGAGGAAGATATCGATGCTCTCGAATCGGTGATGCTCAACTTTGAGTACACTCGACAATCAGGCAAGACAACATCCCTGGTCCATACAGTCGAATCAATCATGCTCTTCGTGACCAAGCTCTTCGATGTACCGATAGAGGTCGGCATCTTTGCTCCACAGAAGGAGCAGGCGAATACTGACTTCAAGCGATTGAAGAATGCATTGTCCAGGTCCAAGCAGGAGCTGATGGTCATCGATCATGATGCCAATCGCAAGGCCAAAGAGGAGAGCAATGCCAAGACAATCACGCTCGGCAATGGATCTTCCTGCTACATATTCCCTGTGACATCCACATCGAAGCCTGAGTCCAAGACTCTCCACCTGATCATTATCGAGGAGGCTCAGGACATCAATGACAAGATCGTGAATGAAGACATCCTGCCTATGGGTGCATCGACAAATGCTGTGATCGTGAAGGTGGGTACTGCTGGCTCAATGAAGTGTGACTTCTATCGAGATATCCAGAAGGGCCGAGCCTATGTGATGACATACCCTGAGATCGCTGCAGACAGGCGGAGGATGTACGAGGTGACTGGTGATGCTCGACATCTAGTCTATGAGCGTACTGTGAAGAGCCAGATCGCTCAGCGTGGTCTGATGAGTCCTGAGATCCAGAAGCCATACTTCAATGTCTGGCAGCTCCAGGGTGGCATGTATATCGACACTCATCAGCTCATTGCTGGTCGTATCGATCGGCCATTTGAGAATCCTTCTGCAGATCCTGTCTTCCTGGAATATCGTGAATGGTACAAGTCAGCCATCCGAAGAGATCTCCTGGAGTGTGATGAATGGGCCAAAGCTCACGAGCTATCAGCAGAGCAGTATGCACAATACCGAGCCTGGATTGAAGAGGACCACTACTTCGGGCTGGACACAGCAAAGAGTACCGACCAGACCATCATGAAGATCGGCCGAGTGATCAATGGCAAGCTCACTATTGTCAGGTCCGTATCAGGTGGCAAGGGTACAAACTATGAGGACCAATTCGATACACTCAAGAAGGAGCTCAGCTTCTTCAAGATTGCCTGTGGTGCTATCGACTCTACTGGCCAGGGTGACTTCATGCCAGACAAATTTGAGAGACATTCACCATATAAAATTGAGCGTGTCAAATTCTCTCGCATGACCAAAGACATCATGTACAAAGCTCTCTATCAGAAGCAGATCAATGGCAATCTGATGTACTACTGGCAAGATCCAATCAAGCATGGTGTGAAGATGATTGTGCCTGGTACTCCGCTCACGATCGAGCAGCAGACAGCCATTGCCTCAGAGGAATTCGAGGATGAATTCATTGATCTTGAGAAGCGGTATGTCGGAGAGTACATGGTGGTCCACCATCCTGATGAAGAAGATGCTCACGATGACCATCCAGATAGTACAGCTCTTATGAATTTTGCATATGACAGTTACAATAATAGTAGTGGCATCAAGCAATATTATGCCGATAAAGTGGACACTGAGAGAGCTGCAGCAGCAGCTATAGCAGAGGCCAATAGAGGAGCAAGCAACTGATGGGAATCATCAAAGATGCATACACCAGAGTAGTACTCAAGCCACTGGCTGACTACCTCGGTGATCTAGCAAAAGCAGACGGACAAGCCAGCAACACAGGCATGCAGGCTGTGCTTCGTGACCGACTGCCATTCAGCAATCCATATCCATCTGGCCGAAGCAAGCCAGGCTCAACAAATGGTATCGACTTCGCAACGCTTCGCAGATTCTCTGTGCAGTATGATGTGGCTCGTGCTGCAATCAATCGCAGGAAGCGACAACTCAATGCCCTCGAATGGGATATCGTAAATGCCGAGAGCGATGATCAGACTGACAATTCAGCGATCATCAAGCAAGTCAAGCAAGACTTCAAATCTATCGGTGGCTACAAGGTCCGCTTCAGGGAATTCATTGATACCCTTGTCGATGATCTACTGGTCCTCGATGCAATGGTCATGTACAAGAGGCCGAATGTCGGAGGTGGTCTATACTCTCTCGAGCCTGTCGATGCAGCAACCATCGTGCTTGAGCTCGATGAGAATGGCAGCACTCCGCTCCCTCCAGATGTAGCATACCGACAGATCATTCATGGCAAGGAAGTAGCAAACTTCACAGCCGATGAGATGTATTACGAGATGATGAATGCTCGCACATACACACCATATGGACTCGCTCCGCTTGAGAGCCTGGTCCTCGGTGTGACTGCAGCATTGAAGTCAGATATCTACAATGTCCACCTTCTCACTGAAGGCAACATTCCAGAGGGCTTCTTCGGAGTACCTGAGAACTGGACACCTGATCAGATCAAAGAGTTTCAAGCTCTATGGGATGCAGCACTAGCTGGCGATACTCGTGCCATGAGCAAGCTCAAATTCGTACCATCTGGCAAGGGTGCTACTGGATACACTCCTGCAGTCAAGCCAGAAGACATGCGATACAAAGAGCTTCAGGACTGGCTGATGCACAAGACATGTATGCTCTTCGAGATTCCACCGAATGAGCTCGGCTTCACTGACTCTGTGAACAAGAGCACAGGCGAGGTCCAGCAAGATATCGGCAATGCATCTGGCCTTCGACCACTGGCTGAATTCTTCCAGGAGATCTTCACCGATGTCATCCAGACTGATATGGGCTTCGAGAATCTAGCCTTCAAATTCACTGGTCTTGAATACACTGATGAGCGAGCAACTGCTGAGACAAATGAGATCCGTATCCGATCTGGTCAAGCCACTGTGGATGAGGTCCGCATGGAGCAAGGTATGAAGCCTCTCGGTGTCAATAAGCCATTTGTGCTCGGCAATCCTACCTTCATTGATGAAGAGTCTCAGAAGACTCGAGCAGAAGCAGCAGCAGCTCTCACGAGCCTTGCTGCAGGTGGCTCTGATAATGGTACTGAAGATACCGCTCCAGAAGACAAGCCGAAGGAAGATCCAGCTCCAGGCGATGTGCCTGATGAGCAGAAGCAGAAGTCGGCCGAGCAGAATCATATCCAGCTAGTCACCGAGCTCCGAGCATTCCGCAAGTATGCTGTCAATCGCAAGAAGGATGGCAAGGCACTGAGGGCATTCAAGTCTGATGTACTGCCTCAGAATGTAGTCGATGAGATGAATGATCGCCTCAGCAAAGCTGCAGATGCCGATGCGGTCCGATCAATCTTCAAAGATTACATGGCAGATTATCAGGTGCAATTCCTCGCTGAAGTCACCAACCTTCGGAAGAGCCTGAGCAAAGTACTATGAGCAAACTGCAGCGACTATCTGCAGCAGTCGATCGATTCATATCCAAAGCAAGCAAAAAGAATGAGCCCCTCGAAGCCTTCAGGACCACTGAAGACTACAAAGAATTCGAGCAGTCTATTGCTGATGGCATCCTGGATCAAGTCACTGACCTGACCAAGAAGCTGCCGAAGTGGATGATCACCGATGAAGAATTCGATGAGGATCGTGCAGCCAAATGGCTCGAGGATAATCAGAAGACCATTGCCAAATACCTCAATGAGAAGGACATCCTGGCCACGCTGATCACAGCATTCACCTATTCGGTCGAGGCAAGCTATCAGAGGCAGGGCATCAAACTGCAGAAGGCTGCTGATCCATTTGTCACATTCGAGCTGACCAATAGCTACTACCTGGATGCACTAGCGGACCAGGCGAATTATCTACTCAATAAGTCTAGCATCGATGAGACCACTCGCAATCGGATGATCACATTGATCCGAGATACTCGCATGAACATGGCCACGATCGATGAGCTGGCGAATATCATTGCTGATGAATTCGAGGGGATCAGCGAGACTCGGGCCTTCATGATAGCCAACACTGAAGCGAATCAAGCCATGAGCTCTGCACAGCAAGCCTTCCTCAAAGAGAATGGTGTCGGTACAAAGAAGTGGGTGGGAGCTGGACCGAATACCTGTGCCATCTGTCAGGGCAATGAAGATCAAGGTCCGATCCCGATTGATGATGAATTTGAGTCTGGTGATGTCACTCCTCCTGGACATCCAGGCTGCGAGTGCTACGAGGATGCAGGCGAAGAGATTGATCTCGACTCTATTGATATATTATGGGATGGCTCTTGACCAGTTATAATTCAAATAGAGGTATACAACAAATGAAGAAGCCACTCCACATAACTATCCCGATCACTAAAGTCGATGAAGAGCAACGCATGGTATATGGATATGCCACTGTCGAAGAGCTCGACTCTCATGGTGAGATCATCACATACGAGGCCAGCAAGAAGGCATTCAGCAACTGGATCGGCAACATCCGAGAGATGCATCAGGATATCGCAGTCGGCAAAGCGATCGAGATTGAATTCGATGACGATGCGAAGGGTGTCTGGATCGGA